ACTCAAGCTTCTGGACGAACCATGAAGCAAGTGTGTTGCAGTATTTTGAGCGAAGGCGGCTACGAACCAGATGGTGCCATCTATTCGGTGAGTCATAACCTATCCGCCGTTCCCAATGTATCTGGAGAGCGCATTACCGCTGGCATTCGCATGGCAAGTGGACGCACGGGCAATGTCATCCTTCCCGTAAGGATTTCTACCACCACTGCTTCTAACGATGTAGTTCTATGGCGATTGCGCCTTAACCCTACTTTATCTGGCGTCACCTGGGCCGCAGCAAGCAATGGCAGGGGGAACGTGGAGGTGACAACTGCTGGCACTGCTAGCGGCGGCACTGTCATCGACTCTGGCTTTGTCTCCCAAGGAAGTGCCAATAATTATGCAGTGGCAGAAGCCATTCGCCTTGCATTGGGGCAGAATGCTTCTGGCGTGAGCGATACTTTAATCCTTACAGTTGACAGTAGTACTAACGCACAAGCATTGGGAATGATTGGGTGGGTTGAACTGGTTTAATGACTAACTGGCTAAACTAAAGCAATGCAAAAGCTATTAAAATGATGGATCCAGCCAAGTACGACATTACCATCCATCAAGGCGCCACCTTTGATTTGCTGTTGCAATATAAAGATGGCGCTGGCAATCCAATCGACATGACTAGCTATAGCGTTGCTGCTCAATTATGGAACAGGCTTGGCACATCGAAATTAAGTAATTTTTCTTTTAATTGGGAAGCTCAAGCAAGTGGAATGTTTCGCCTCAAGCTTGCAAGCGCAGTTACAAGTGGAATCACAGAACAAGGGCAATATGACGTGCTAGTAACAAAACCCAATGGAGATAAGTTTTACCTGCTGCAAGGAAACGCATTTATTGATCTTGGTCTAACAGGGAGATGACACATGGCCGAAGTCGTAATTCAGTCTCCACAGATTAATCAAATTTCTGTTGTAGAAGAGAACCAAACGCTTGTCCTGCAAACAAGCACGCAATCCTTGATTAACGTGATAGCAGAGGGACCACAAGGACCTCCAGGCTTTGGCATCAATGATACTGCTAAAGTAGACAAAAGCATTGTCTATTACGATGCACCAGCACAGCAATTTAAGGCTGATGCAATTTGGACCACTTCAACACTCACAGACGGCGGTAATTTTTAATGGCTAACACCATTCGCATTAAAAGACGCGCTGCTGGTGGCAGCACTGGAGCTCCAGCAAGCCTTCAGAATGCTGAGCTTGCTTACAACGAAAGTGATGCAGGCAATGGTATTTTGTACTATGGCTATGGCACTGGTGGTGTTGGCGGTAGTGCTACTAGCGTCGTGGCGATTGGCGGCGATGGTGCCTTCGTCAATCTGTCGGGCACTCAAACAATTAGTGGTAACAAAACTTTTACTGGCACGCTCAACTTTTCTGGGGCGACCATTGCAACCATCGACACCACTGGCAACGTCACAGTTGGTGGCAATTTAACGGTTAATGGTACAACTACAACAGTAAATAGCACCACTGTTACCGTTGACGATAAGAATATTGAACTTGGAAGTGTAGCAAGTCCCACTGATATTACTGCTGATGGTGGTGGTATTACGCTGAAAGGCACCACTGACAAGACGTTCAACTGGGTAAATGCCACTGATAGTTGGACAAGTAGTGAGCACATTGATCTTGCAAGTGGCAAGGTTTACTACATCAATGGCACACAAGTGCTTAGCGGTAGCGCTTTAGGAACAGGCGTTACGTCCTCAAGCTTGACTACTGTTGGAACCATTGGCACTGGTGTTTGGCAGGGCACCACTATCGCCACTGCTTATGGTGGCACTGGGCAGACTTCCTACACGGACGGCCAACTTCTTATCGGAAATACTGCCACTGGTGGATTAAGTAAGGCCGCCTTGACAGCCGGCACTGGGGTGACTATTACCAACGGCAATGGCAGTATTACCATTGCCTCCACTGGTACCACTTATACCGCTGGGAATGGTCTTGATCTTGTAGGCAATGAATTTAGTCTTGATCTAAAGGCAAATGGTGGTCTCGTTATTGAAGCGACTGAGCTTGCTCTTGATCTTGGAGCATCTAGCATTACTGGAACGCTTGCTGTTGCCGATGGTGGCACTGGCGTAACCACGCTAACTGGACTGGTGAAAGGCAATGGCACTAGCGCTTTTAGTGCTGCAGTTGCCGGCACTGATTACCTCGACACAAATAGCACCATTGATGGAGGAACGTTCTAATGCCCCGCATTAATAAAATCCTCATTCGCAACGGAACTACCGTTCCTAATGCGGGAGATTTTGACGTATCTGAACCAGCTTGGAATAGGACCACCGGGAAGTTATACATTAAAAATACTGCCGGCACAATGGTTGAAATTGGTTCTGGCGGTGGCAGCGGAAGTTCCGTTGGTGATAATCTTTACCTTAATAGCGCTTGCATCTAAACCATGGCTGCATCACCCGCCTTCATTTCCACGCCACGCATTGGGCGTGTTTCACTGAGCACAGCGAACACTGCAACTGATGGCACAGGCACAATCAGCGATTTGATTGTGGGCGTATCCGCCGGCACCAGAATCCTGAGCGTGAACGTCCAGGGCACTGCAACCACAGTGGCATCGCTGGTTAACTTGTTCTTGTTCGACGGTACCAACTGGGACCTGTTCGATCAAATTACTATTAGCGCCACCACTGGTAGCACCACAGCTAAAGCTTATCGCTTGGTGACCGCCTATACGGATTTGGTTCTGCCAAGCGCAAGCTGGAAGCTTGGTGCAACACTTACTGTGGCACCCACCACTGGCACTGTTCGAGTGGCAGCTTTTGGGGGTGACCTCACATGAATTTGAACCCAGTTGGCTGGGCGTCATCTTCAATGCGCCTATTGGCAAGATTAATTAGCAATGGCGTAAATAGCACAAGGCCCGTACTGGCGATTAGCGAAGCACCTTTTGGCTCCGCTGATGTTGACATTGCATTGGTTTCAGAGGGTGTTGGCGCGACATTGGCGCAAGTGCCGGACGGTGCTATTGCCGGTGGTAATAAGCGAGGTAACTCCGCCACTGACTGGCAAAAAGTCAGAATTAGTGCTGATCAAGTGGCATCAGGCACCAACTCTTTTATAGGTGGCGGAGCTAGAAATAGAGCATCAGGGGAAAATGGCGTCATTTGTGGTGGCATTGCCAATGTTGTAACGCAGCAACATTCGGCAGTTCTTGGGGGCTCGACGAATACGGTTTCAGGACAAATTGCAGCAATAGCTGGTGGATTTAGCAATACCGCCTCCTCCACCTATGCTTTTGTTGGCGGCGGACAAAACAACATTGCTTCCAACGTTTCCACTTTCGTTGGCGGAGGATTTAACAATACAGCGCAAACCATTGATGGTGCCGCTGTATGCGGAGGAAACAATAATAATTCAAGCGGATATTCATCAATCATTGCGGGTGGCAGTGAAAATATAGCCTCTGGCGGCCGTTCATCGGTTCTTGGCGGACAAAATAATACTGCTAGCGGTGCTTACGCCTCTGTCGCGGGAGGGTTCTTAAATACTGCAAACGGAGCTTCGTCTTTTGTATCTGGTGGATCTGCCGGCAGCGCCCGTGGCATTGCTGGATATCACGTTTTTCCTGCGTGCAACCAGCCAATCGGTTCTCCTCAAGGCAGCACTCAATCCGGTCTTCTTTTACTAGCTCGTCAAACCACTAGTGCAACAGCAACAGTGCTTACCAGCAATACAAGCGCTGCTTCTACTACTAATCAAGTTATCCTTCCTAACAACAGTGCCTATAGCTTTAGTGGCGAGGTAATTGCTGGCGTCACCGGAGGAGGCGATACTGCTCGTTGGGCTATTAACGGAGCGATCAAGCGTGGTACAACCGCAGCCTCCACGGCTATGGTTGGTACAGTTACGGTCACAATGACTCATAACGATGCAGGTGCTGCCGCATGGGTCGTTGCTGTAACTGCCGACACAGCAAATGGTGGCATTGCTGTCACCGTAACTGGCGCAGCCAGTACAACTATCCGCTGGGTTTGCAAACTTAACACTACGGAGATGACTTTCTAATGGCATTATCTATCTCTCTTTCCGAAACCTTTATTGGTATTCCCCTTGCTGATACCTATGCTCGCATTACGCTGCTGCGTTGCGATAAAGAACAGACATTACTGCAAGTAAGTCACTATGCAAATGTTGACGCTCGCAGCGCCAAAGCACAGCCAGTCTTTGACCGCACGATGTTTGCACCAACTAGCGAACTACAGCCAGGCTCCGACCCCTTGGCCATCGGTTATGCTTGGCTCAAGACCCAGCCCGAATATGCAAATGCAGAGGACTGCTGATACTGCGCTAACTCATGGCAACTAAAAGCAAAACGGCCCTAGGCCGCATCGACCACAAGCCCGGTCGTCCCAAGACAACATCTCAAGGCATGGGACAACATAGCCGACCTCGGCGTCGTGGCAAGAAAAAGCGCATTGGTCAAGGACGTTAATTTCTCCGAAACCCATGGAATCTTCTTTTCAAGAGCAATGGTACAAACAACAAGTGGACCACATCTCCGAGGCTCTTCAAGAGCTTCTCACGGACGATGATCCTGCTATTGCCATTAAAGGGCTAAGCGAAGCCATTCGTGATGGGAAGATTATCACGAGAAGGAGCTTGCTAAGTGGAAACGCCTCAGGGCGCTTCTTGCCTGGGAAGCTGGTACGTAATCCTCAGTTCTCCTCCCAATGCCTTTACAGCCTCGCTGGCGTCTGCTGGTGGGGCTGTTTCAATGAGAACGGATGGAACAATTGCATCAGGAAGAGGGGTGACCTTCGCCTCTGGATAGAGGGAGAGAGCTTTCTCCGCTAATGCATTTGCTTTTGTTTCCCTTTCTTCTTTCTCCCATTGTTTCACCAATACAGCCGCCTGTTTGTCCACTTTCTCCATTACTATTTTGGTTTTCCATTCAACCCAGTCTGGGCGGCAATGCGCCATTAATAGTTTGAACCATGGCTTAAAAGCAAGAGAGGGCCATTGTGAGACGGCCCATAATCCTGTTTCGTAGCAAAGTGCATTAAGCCAGCCTTGCTTGTTCATCCTTCTTGGAAGACGCTTACATAGACGGTGCCCTGTTTGGTTAAAGGCAAAATCCTGTCACGCAAATCAATGTTGTGACAGCGCACGCAACCATGAGTGGGGACTAAACGTTGGTTTGGTGTCCATGCACCAGGCCAACCATTAGCACTTCCGCCACCATGCAACATAATTCCAGCCCTTCCATTGCCTGCTTCTTGATTTTCTAGCTCAATCATGTCAAAGCTATACCAGCCATAAGCCATGAGAGTGCGATCATAAGCAGGCTTGCCTCCTACTCGTTCGTAGTCTTTGTAGACATCTCCGAAAAGGTAAAGCCCAGGAGGACAGTCAGAATTCTGAATCTTCCATTCAAAATCACTATATTGCCCACGAGCAAGGCAAGGGATTTCCCATAAGAATTTGCCACCATAGGCATAGGCCTTCATGGTTTCCACTGCATCATTAACAATGAGATGGGAATCTCCTTCCTTGAAGCCAAAATCCTGCGGGCGCTTCTTCGGGCCAATCATAGTAAAAGCAGTGCTCTCAGGAGCATATTCTTTCATGAGCTTAGACAATTTTGCGGGATAATCGGGATCAGTGGCATAGCTTTGCTCTTTAAGCATGCGAGCCGCTGCATAACGATTAGGCGCATTATTGACGCCCTTAAATTGGCGATAGTCTTTATACCAGCGAGCGACAAGATATTCAATGCACGCAGCAAGGCTAGGGAAGTCAATAAACCCTGCCTTGATCATCACCCATTGACCATCGTACCATTCTTGCGTGGTAGTGGTAGTGCCGCCCCCCTTAAGTCCGAGGAAATTATTTTTTCCAGACGTGTGCTTGCCAAAGCCACTTTCTAGGCAGCATTGTGCAGCAGCAAGCTCGGGATAACGAGCGCCACACTTACGGGCAATCTGGAAGCAGTCGTCCCAGAAAGCCCGATTAGAAGGCCACATGACTTCAGTCCTTAACGCGGAAGACTGCCTTGAGGCCAGTCAGCAGAAGCTGCACAACGTTGTTTTCCTTATAGGGAGTGCGTTCGATGATTTGGTCAACAGCAGCAACAATGATACCACCAATCACGAACCATTCAATGCCGCTCATGATGAGAGATGCAAGAGGATATAAATACGCTAGCGCTTAATCTCTAAACTGCGCACTCTGGTTTCAAGATCGCTCATTTTGTCCGTAAGAGCACTTAGTTTTTCCGTTACGCTTTCAATTTGTACCGCCACTCTTGCTTGTTGAGTGCCCACTGTAATGAGCATGGCTCCAGTGGATAAGAGCATACCAGCCGTGATGGTGGCCACGAAATTTGCAAGACCGTCCTTGAAACTGTCCATGGCCAACAATCAATACGATCATTCTAGAGAAAAATCACGAGCCATTATTTAGCGTTAAACTATGGGCAAGACAATTAAATAGTGCCATGCCAAGAGCGAATGGTCCTGATGAGCTGCTTTATTCTCTCATTGAACTTCGCCCTGGAGATGCAAAACGTAGGTTTCGTAAGAGTATTTTTGAAGACTATTTCCTGAGAGGGCCTTTTGGACAATGTGCTTGTGCATATTGTGGCGAATGGAAAGAAAAGCTTACGATTGATCATATTGTTCCGAAGAGTAAAGGCGGTCCCCATTTCTCGCGTTGGAATATGATTCCAGCATGCAAAAGCTGTAATCTGCGCAAAGGAGATTTGCCGATGCTTGAATGGTGGCGTGTGCAGCCTTTCTGGACAGAGAAGCGCGAGGAGGTTCTAATGGCGTGGGTGTATTGCAACAGCTTCGTTAGTACCCACACTGATCAAAAGGAGCTGGAGGCATGGTGCGAGAAAAAAGGGTTCGTGCTGCCGCTGCATCAAACAATTGAGCATGAAAAAGCCCCCTTGTGGGGGCTTTGTTGTAGTGCTGCTTAGCTTTCGACGGGGGCAAACATCATCTGCTTTCCAGGGAGGTCATAGCGAATACCAGGCACGGGTTGAACTTGGTCCGGCATGGGACAGAATCCTCCTTCGCATTGTTGGGAAGCATTCTCAATAGCCTCAACTGCTTCTTGTTCGCTTTCTGTTTCCATGGAAAAGATCAGAAGGTCAAGATACCAGCGAGCTTTCTTGAGATCCTTGAGAGGATCATCTTTGTCTTCGTATCGCCAAACATACTTTTGAACATTGAACTTAAGAGCCCCTCGAAAGGCTTCTTTGCTCATTGAAGCTTCTTGAGCCTCAATACATTCAATGCCGCCATTCTTGGCATAATGGCGAGGATTATTTACTGGGTCGTGCATGATTAGAAAGAGGATTGGTGCAGATCAAAAGCCTCAAAGGCTTCCTTGAACAATGGACGGGCGAGAGTGGACAAGGCTTGAGCGTAGGCTTGGATTTCCCACTGACTACCAGCTTCATCTCGCAATGAAATAAAATGCAACAAAGCTTGAAGGCTACAGGTCCAAGTGAAAGAGCTGTACGTCGCCATGGGCAGAATGCCGCGCGCCTGCTCTTTGCTTGCACCGAGCGCCAGCAAGGCCTTGTAAGCCTGCTTTACCTGCTCAAGAGCCTTGGCATATTCAATCATTGCCACTTGGTTCATGCTGGGCTCCAGAGCCCCGCTAGAAGCCTGCTTGTTACTTGCGCTTTGCTGCCTGAATTCACGAGGCATGTAGTAGGCCTCATCATCAGCTTCGCAGTAGCGAAAGCTTTTCTCGTTCCAGCCCAGCGTGTCATTAGCGAACGTGCCACCAATCACATGCTTCCACCATTGCCGACAAACATACAGCGGAGCTTTCACTTGCCATTTTGTGACCACGCCACGAAATGGACTCGTGTGCTGATGCTTGACAAGATAATTAAGAAGCTTCTGGTCCTTTTCGGACCATTCGCTGCTCGCTTGGTCAAAGCTTTGGCGGGCGTCACAAATAATATCAAGCGAGCTGCCCATCCAATCAATGAGACGCACGAAGCTGATGCCATCCATCAGTGGATCCATCTGATTCATTATCAAGTTTTGTCCGTAGCGATGAGAATGCGAAAAGTGATGGCAATTAGGAACCACTGCCAAAAGCCAAGTGTAAAACTTGGAGCCAGTAAACCCGCGCAAGTGCTTAGCAGCCATGTTCGCAAGCACATGACAGTGAAAATAGCAAGAATTTCTCCTGCAAGCTTGGAGAAATCTTTAAGCAAGTCGTCAGTTGTTTTGGTAAGCACTTTC